AATTTACCTGCGTTTCCTGAACCTGTAAACTTCTTTTCTATACTACGTTCTATTTGTAGTCTTTCTTCTGCTGTAGGTACTCCATTGTTCATATTAATAAAGTAAGAACCTGAAAAACCTCTTTCTATATTACCTAAATGATACTCGCTTACTTTTTGATCTATTAACGCCCAGTTACACGCTGAACTATAATCAGGTGTGTAGTACATCTCCATATTAGGACTGTACAAACCTGTGTATAATATCTGACTAGGTGTAGTTCTGTCTAGTGGGTTAAATGCTGCTACTTCTTGTGGTTTGTTTCTTCTTATATTACTCCAGTCTGCACAGATATAGTATTTGTCCACTCTACCTAATTCGTTCGGTAAACCTACTCTAAGACGTTCTACAGGTACGTGATATAGTTCTGCAACCTGTCCTGACTTAGAATATATAACATTTAATGCAAAACCACCTTGAAGTTTAAAATCAAATGCACATTTCTTAATAATCTCGTGTAGTGTTTCTTTACTATTAGCGTTTTTAAAAAAGTTTTCTAGTTTTGCGTTTAACTCTACACTTTCTGTTTCTTTTGCAGTTATGTCTTTTCCTGCAATCATTTGTGAGGTAGCGTTTATAATAGCAGAATGTGTGCCTGAATTGTAGTATAGATCAATAATAAATTGTGGGTACAAGTTTTTGTAATCGTCTGTACCATATTCTATCCAGTTTTTTCCACGAGCTTCTTGTATTTGTGGTGCGGTGCTGTATTCTAAATTTATATTTATTAGATTTTCCATTTTAATTTATTTATTTTCTAAATAACCAAAAAGTTTTGTTCTGTTTTCGTCATCTAATTCACTATCTAAAATTACTATTTCATATACTTTTAGACCGTTTGAAGGTCTTCCAATCTCTACAAAGTCTGTTAGCTCACTTATTGCTACGTTACCGTCCCCACTTCCTGTTAAAGTTGATGTTTGTATTGTACCACCTTGTTCTAAAAAAATTGATATATCACCATTTGTTGCTCTTTCAAAACCTATTGAGTATTTAGTATTTACAGAAATAGTTCCTGAAAGGTTGTAATCGTGTCTTTGTCCGTTGATTTTTACTCTTGCTTGTGTCGCTGTTTGTACTTTTAAAAAATCTGTTCCTCCACTATCTACTTGTGTTGTTAAAAAATCACCTGGAGAAGAGTGTTCCGCTCTAATATATATTGAAAAATTTGAAAGCTCTAATGCTGTTTCAAACTCTAAATGATCGTCACTTGCTCCAAAAGTAACAGCGTTTCCAATTAATTTTGGTTGTTGGTCGTTACCACCACTACCAGTTAAATTATTTGATCCCTTTTGGTCAGTCCAAATGTTTATGTTATCATTGACATCTAAAGTTTGACCTACTCCAACTCTGTACCAATGTAATAAACTTGATAAACTTGACGGTAAAAATTTACCGCTAACTTTTGATTTTAAATTATTTGCTATTGCAAATTTCATTACAGAGTGTCGTTCTTGTATATTAACGCTAAACCACTACTTATTGTTATTGCAGTAAACGATAAAAATAAAGTTGTACCTGCACTATAAGTTTGGTGTAAGTTAGAATCTGTGCCTGTAACGCTTGAACCTGTGTCTAGGTTTGTAACAACGGTATCTATAGGAAAAGCAACAGCGTAACAATCTTTTCCTGTTACTGCACCTGTGCCTGATACTACTATTTCAACACCACCTTTTCCTAACTGTTCTGATAATAATTCTTGTGTTGTGTCCATTTAATTTATGTGTATATAATTTGTACTTGTTGTTTCTGTATATTGTGTATACTTTACTTGCTCACTACCCACTGTTTCGGTAACTAATAATTTGCCTTGTTCTACTAAACCTTTTACTGCACCATGTACACTACCTGTATCATTTGCTACGTCTGTTTCACTAATCGGTGCTGTATTTGCATCTAACGTAGGTACTGTACCGTTAAAACTAACTTCATATATTTCATATTTATAATATCCAAAGGGTGTTAGGTTTATAGCACCTGTAAAAACATTTTCTGTGGTATTATGTGAAAAACTAAAATTAGTATATCTTTCTCTTATTGTTTGAGTTTGTCCGTATGCGTATTTTACGTTTGCCGACAAGTCATTTGTAAATTTTACTAAAAATCTAATCTGCGAACTTGGTACACTTGTATCTATTCTTTTGTCTTCTGTTGTGACATTAAACGTAGTAGTTGAACCGTAAGTTGTGTGTTGCATATTATATAATAGAAAAAATAAAGATTTATTTTATAAGATAAAAAAAAAGGTGGTAAAATACCACCCCTTTTTTATTTATGAAAACATATTATGATGTTGTTACTGTTGCTGTAAACGCTGAGTTATCAAACGGAACGCTTGTATAGTCCGCTACAATACTTGCAGGGTAACTTTCTTGTCCACTAAATGTTAGGTCTGAACCTGCCATATCTCCTAGTGCTGCTCCTGAGGCGTTTGTGCCTGCGTTTAATTGTAAACCATTTTCAATTCCAAGTGCTACTATCACTCTTTTTCCTGAACTGTTTATTTGATTTAATTCTACAAATATTATCAATCTGTTTTGTGCAAGTAATTTTATTTCGTTTCTGTCAGTAACACTTAATTTATGTAATTTAATGTTTACTGATTGATCGAAAAATACAGTACCATTTTCTGTACTACCTGTGATAGTCTCTGTAAATGATGCTGTTCCTCTTACTAACTCATATTTAAATAGTTCTTGACCTGTACCACTACCTGATAAATCTAAGTCTGTAATAGTACCTGAGGCAGGTTCAATACCTGCACCACCATTTTGACCGTTAATACCTGCGTCTGCGTGTTGTACAAAGTACACTGCCTTTACACCACCTACGGTGTCTCTACAATCTAATTGTCTTCCTGTTGTTAATTCACAAGCCATATTTATTGTTTTAAGGCAGTTTAAGAGGGTTTTGACACCCTCTCTTACTGCAAGTTAATTATTAGTCTAATCTTACTATATCGCCACCTTGTGCGTGTTGCGTACCACCTGTGAACTTAGCTACTACTCTGATGTTGTCAGAACCGTCTAAGTCACCCATATCTAACATTTTAATCTCTGTGTGGTCAGAAACTAAGTCTGTACCGAAGAATAAGTTAGATGCTTGAGCTGCTGCCATTTTGTTGTCTACCATACCTGGACAAACTGCGATCTTAATACCGTTGAACATTGGTCTGAAACCTTCACCCATATTGTATAGTCTCTCGTAACCCGCTGCTGCTTGGTTAGCTAAGTAAAGTCTGTAAGACGCTACTGACATATAAATGTATAAGTCTTCTTTAGTGTACACAGCTGAAGGTATTGCGTCTACAAGTATGTTTAGGTTTTCGTCAATGTTACTATTTGTAAATGCTGTACCTGCACCACCTTGATTATCTGCTTCTACGATAGCTGTGTCATTCTCAAAGTGTCCGTTTGCTGCGTTCATAAATCCTGTGAACTCACCTGAATTTGCATCAAGTCCATTCCAAATGCTAGTCTCTACTGAATCTGCAATAGTTGCTGAAAGATAAGACATGACAAACGCTGCAAAGTCGTCACTCATTCCGTCATTGTGTCTACCTGCTTGCATTTGTGCTGCTTGCCAGTCTGCTAGTAAATCTTTTTTACAAAGATCAACGTTAATTTCTAATTGTTTTGGTGTTAATACTCTTTCAGTCAAAGTAAGTGTACCTGCGTCTGTAAAGTCACAAGTAGCGTCTTTAATAAGTCCTGAAGTAGCAACTTTAGTTATGTTTCTTTTAAACTTGATATTCTCAAGTACAGTCAAAAACTCTAAAGATTTTGATGACTTCAACGCTGCGCCAATATACTGACCTGCGTGTTCACCTGAATAATTTGATGTTATTGAAAAACTCATTTTGTTATTATTTAATTATTATTTATTTAAGTTATAATAAAACCTTTCTTTACTATTCATATTAGCATAAGGTTTTGTATTAAGTTTTGTTTCGTTGAATTTAGAAACCTCAACTGGTTTAGTTGCAGGTTCTTTAGATAATTCTACGATTTGTGAGTGTAACTCTTCGCTTTCAGTAGTAAGCTCACCATTTAAGTCTTTCATTTCTTCAAGTTCTGCTGAAAGTCTTGACACGTCTGATCTTACTTCTTCTAAAAGTTCTTTAATTACTACACCT